TTTCCAATGATTGCAAAATCTGATTTTCATCCAGTACATTTTCATCATAGGAAAGCTCAAATACAACTGACCATGTTACAAACTTCGGACGATAGGCCATAACTCGTGCTTGTGAAACAACTACACTCCGCCGGTCAATGTACTTTTGTTCCCATAATTGTTCAACCGTTAACCTTTTACCATAATTTAATTCTGTTTTTTCATCTTCCATGATCGTTCCGCGTTTTATTTGCATTCCCAGTTTATTAAGTTTTGCGCCGCCTACCAAGGCCGCTCGTATGTTTTGTGTTGGCAAATAAACGCCCATCACATCATCCCAGTACAAAAGACCGTTCCATTGTGATCGGGCGATTAGCAAATGATCATCCTCTGTTTTTTTTCGTTTGCTGGTCAACTCCTTATGGGCAACCGTTAGTGGATCAAGCGGATCGGCAAGCCTATCGCACGCTAAAAGTAGGGGAGATGTGCCGATTAGTTTAAGTTTTATTTTTTTCATTGTTTTTCCTTACGGTTTTAAAATGCCCAAAGGGCATGTGCTTTGCAGAGCTGTGCTTTGCTAGGCTCAGCATCGCTGAGATTCGCTAGGCTACGCTTCGCAAAACTATGTGGTACGTACCGCTTAAACCCCTGTAACCAAGGGCTTAAACGCTACTTTGTAGCCTTTGCTGTGCTTAGCATAGCTCCGCTCGGCTTGGCTCTGCTGTGCTGTTCGTCGTTGCGAATACCGCATTAACCACTGTTACCAATGGCTAATACGCTACGTTGTAGCCTGTTCTTTGCAGGGATTTGCTATGAACTACTATGCTGCGCTGGGCTATGCTTCGCTCCGAGTTGCTTTGCTGCGCTAAACTCCGCTCGGCAACGCTTAGCTGGAATTGATGTAATCAGGTGGCTTGTTATGTAAATGGGCGATAACATCATTTTTTCGAGGTCTTCCGCGTTTATTTAGCGTTTTTGGTACTTGCTGATTTTGTGAAAATTGAAATCTCCTGTCGGCCTGTTCGCGTTTTCCACGCTCCCGTAAATAATCAATCAAATCCGTTTTTAAAAACCGCCATTCAGAGCCAATTTGAACACCTGGGATCTCGCCATTGGAAGCGAGTATACGTAGATATGCTACGGAAATCTTGAATAATTCTGCGGCTTCAGTGGCGGTTAAAATTTCATTGTTCATGGTTTTTTCCAATATTTTTTGATAGCCGAGCATGGGCTTGTGGATAGCTTTCACCGGGTCTGGCGTGTTTTTCAATATAAGCCTTGGTTATCTTTTTGGGTTTTTTTTCAGGATTCTTCAGTGCAAAATAAAAAACAAAATGGGTGATGACTTTGCCCCTTTTACACTGGTCAAAAGTTACCGAAATATCAGTGAAATCGTTTATTTCTTTCAGCGCCGGAAAGATGACTTTTTTCTTGAAATCATGAATGTCTGAGTATTTATCACCCAGATCCAGCATCTGTTTAAGCTGTGCCACTTCCAGCTTTAATTCCTGCTTGCCTTTTCCATTCCAACAACTAAAAATCTCATAAAATCGAAAACTATAAGAGCAAGTGAATTGAGTTACGTATTTAAGTTTGTAAGTCGTAAAGCGGCTTTTTAAGGCTGAAAGGTAAATCATGACTTCAGGCGCAAAGGAAATCGTTATTTCGCCTGGGCCTGACCGATAATCTTTCATGGTAAGCCATCTTAATTGCACTTTGCGGTTATTAGGATCAGGATAAATAAAACGCTGAAAAAGCCGGGTTACAGCCTCATCCATAAGCTGATAAATGGAGTTAGAATTTATATTAAGACCCCAATCATTATGCAAGTCACTTACATGCAGGGTAAAAGTTCTATTATTTATCTCACTTCGTGAATCCATTTTGGCAATGCAAAGCAGTAAAATGCGTTGCTCATACACTGACAAGTCAAAGCCAAAGTTTTGTATAAGTTGATTGTCTTTTGCGACGACCAAAGCAGTTCTCATTTTTAAAATCTCGTTAAGCGGAATCATCAAATAAATCTTTCCGGTTAATTACCGGTTTAGTCCGACATATTTACCGGTTTAGTCCGACATATTTACCGGTTTAGTCCGGCATATTTACCGGTTTAGTCGGCTATACCCTTGTAAGCCCTTGAATATAAAAACGAAAAAACGCTCTTAAACAAGATATAAACAAGATATAAATATAAAAAGGCACAAAGCACCGTTTTCAGCGTTAAATATAACCTAAGTTTTAGTAAATATAAACACTTTGGAATCCGCTTTCAAACTGACCGCCTCGCTCCAAGCGAAAGCTAACAGTTAGTGCGGGTCGAGTTTCACGGCTATCCTGAGACAAGAAACGGCTCACGCTGCTACCTTCTCAGGTTGATATATAGCTCCACTCAAGACCTCCCCGGCCTTTTTAATATTGATCGCGGCATTTAAGTCACGATCCATTACTAAACCACATCCGCATTCATAGGTGCGGTCGCTCAATTTCATTGGCTTAATTGCGCCACATGAGCTGCAAGTCTTGGTACTCGGATACCAGCGGCTAATTTTTACCACTTCTTTTCCGTACCATTGCGCCTTGTATTCAATCTGCCGGTTTAACTCGAATATACCCACGTCCGCAACCGCCTTTGACAGCTTGCGATTTTTCAACATACCGGATACATTCAAGTCTTCAACACAGATCACATCATTTTCGCTTACCAGTTTCGTGGTAAGTTTGTGCAAGAAATCCTTCCGGGAATTGGCTATCTTCTCGTGAATCTTTGCAACAACAATCCTTTGCTTCTTCCATCCATTACTGCCCTTTCTTTTTTTGCTTAACTTACGCCCTGCTTTCTTCAACTTGCGTTGATATTTGTACGTAAACTTGGGCGCACCTGAACGGTCATCCTCGCTGGTGACAATCACATCCTTAATACCGACATCAATACCGACAACCTTCCCTGCCATTGGCATTAATCCTTGTTCAACCTCGCACATGAACCCAACAAAATACTTGCCACTTGCTGACTTGCTGACCGTGACCATCTTGGGTATGCCGCCCGGTACTTGTGACCACTTAACTTTTAATTCACCCAGTTTAGGCAGTTTAATCAGTTCACCGGCACGGTAATTATTCAGCACATGCCGTTGGTCTAACTGATACCGGATACTTTGTGCGTGACTCTTTTTCTTGAACTTCGGGAACTTTGCTCGACCCTTGAAAAAATTATCAAACGCCTTATCCTGGTCAATCAGCTTTTGATTCAATACGCCCGCAGTTGCATCACATAACCACGGATAATCTGTTTTCTTGTACTGGGTAATATGTCGGCTCAAGTCATTTGAGTTCAGGCTAACATCCCAGTTTTTGTAAGCATAATCACGTTCGAGCAAACCGCGATTCCAGACAAACCGAGCACAACCGAACTCAATAGCCAGTTGCGCAGCTTGTTCGTGAGTGGGTTCAAATCTAAATTTGTATGCTTTCATGATTTTCATATACAATATTATATACAATTTATTCAAACATACAATATCTGATATGAAAATTACCGAGAAAAAATATGTCTCAGCTATGGTCAAAGTAGACACATACAAGAATCTTAAACAGTTATCACTTGATCTAGGCATACCATTAACCCGTGTCATAGATTTATTGCTGTCCGAATATCAAAAGCAGAAAGCGGATGCCATTTAAATCGGCCCTCGCGCTCGACGCTAAGAAAAGCATACGCGATCTCACTGGGGGGTCGCGCTCATCCATGATCGCTTCAATGCCTTTAATGCTATGGCCGATGAGCTTTATCAAGTCAGGTCGTTAAAAAACTCTTTCCAGCTCATTGAGCCGCCCACCATAACGAATTCCCAACAAGGCGAGCTACATGCCTTAGTTGCTAACAAAGCACGCTCCAGTGGAAAATTTAACGCCTATTTTTGGACGCGCTTTCTGAATCACTTTAAACTATCAAGCTATAAATTATTGCCGGCGGATCGCTTTCAGGATGCTTTAGAATTTTTGCGAAAACTGGAAGGTGATGCGGTGGATTCTTTTATGATGCTCACGAAAAAAGAACTGGCCAGTCTGATGAATGAAAATTATCAATCCGCAAATGATGGTGAAATTTTCGCCAATGAAAATAGTATTACCCTAAAATTAAAGCCCTGGGTTAAAGGTGATAAATTGCAGCGCTGGTTGATTATGAAATGCCAGGATTTATTGACATTCCATACGTTGGATGACGATCAGGAAGTGATGACAAAAGAGATATTCATCCGGCAATTAAAACATGATGATTATATCGTCATGAAAAAAGATGATTTTTTGAAAAAATTACAACAATGAATAACGAAGAAATTATTTTAGAACATCTAATCCATATCCGCAGAGCAGTAGATAAAATTTCGGAAGATGTAGACGAGATAAATAAAATATTGTCCAGAATAGAAGAAGAAAATAAAAAGTTTGACGAAACGATGCAAGAAAAGAGGCTGATATGGAAAAAATAAAACGCTTGATAATTTCAATATTGGCCGGGTTGCAAATACCCATTGCCTATTATCTATCAGGCCATGATTTATTTGTTCGAACAAAGGATTTAGGATGGATTTATCTTTTCAGCATCTATTTCACTATATTTTTTTATATATTTTTTAGTTTTTCTTATTTTCAAGGGAAAAAATAATAGTTACAAGATTAACCCGTAAGGCGGTTTCGCGATAGCAAACCGCCGTTTATGGTGGATTGCCTGGCGGCGAATCCACCCTACATACTCCAAGAGGTAACAGTAATGACAAATCCTTTTTTTCGCGGTGCAATATCTGCTGATTTTGAAACTTTAATGCGACAGGCCCCGATGACTGCTGAAGTTTATATGATGGAAGCTATCGAATGTATCGATAAACAACTGGGTGAAGGTTATGCAAAAAAACATCCTGAATTAATAGGTGATTTTATAAAAACCTGTGCTATTGATTATCATGCCGGTGTAGTTTCAAAATTAATCAAAGAATATTTATAACCCGTAAGGCGGTTTCGCGATAGCAAACCGCCATTCATGGTGGATTGCCTGGCGGCGAATCCACCCTACTAAATATCTACCACAAAACCCGGCAAATCAGGCGCATCGCCGATAATCGATGACCCCAGCGCCGGGTCAAGGGCAATTAACACCTTTGCACCGGAAGCGCGGCTATTGACGCCGCGCACGCGAATACTTTGGCTATCGAGTGTTAAACAAGTCGTGGTTCCGTCGGCATGTTCAAGTTGCACGGTGGCTATGATTTGCGAGGCTTTCGGTATCAATGCCTGAAATTGCTGGTATAAGTTCATTAAAAATGCCTCTCCAACTCTACCGATTGGCTGACTACGCCATGAGCAGCGGTAATGTTAATGCCGGTCACCAAGCCGCGCCAGGGGATAGTGTCCGATACCTCGACCAATTGCCCCGGCTCCAGTAATCCGGTGGTATCGTTCAAGGGCAGGTCCAGTGTGACCCGCGCCTGCCGTCCGGTATTTGATAGCACGTTACGCGCCCGCTCGCGGCCTGCATCCACGCAGGTGATCAGGTTATCGGTAATCATCGGCGCGCTGACAGTGCCGCCGCTGCCGGTAATAGTGGCGGATACGGTGACGCCGTGGCTTTGGCCGGAGACGATGATATGATTGTAAGCCGGTTGCGGGTTGAGTTGAATTGACATCGACCGCACCAGGCTTAACGGGATGGTTTGATCAAGCGCGGTGGCGGCCCAATCCCAGGGATTAACCGGATAACGCGGCGCGATGTGTACCAGTTTGGTATTGCGATCCGCGTAAGCACGCGCGCCAACGGTCCGCGCTATCTGCACAACGGCATCGATGGGCGCTTTGTTCTGGTACGACCACGCGCCGCCAGGTATCAGCCAATCGATGGTGAATAATTGCGCCAGGCTGGCGTGGTAAGCCGCGCTCCAGCCGGTATTCAGCAACTCATAATCGATCAATTGCGCGGCGGTTTTCTCGGCCGCTTCCAGGTGAGAGCGCAGCGGCGCGTAAGGATAGGCGAACAAAGCCAGAGACGAACGCCCGGACGCGGTGTAAGTATGCTCGCCGAATACGCGGGTCTCGCCCCATTCTTCAATCAG